GGGTGGTTCAGGAATAGTTATTATTAGCGAACCCAATGCAACTTGGTCTGCTGGTGGTATTTGGGACACACAACAAGCATTTAAACAACAGGTAGAAGGTAATTGGCGATAGGTTCTGATGAATCTGGAATATTATTATTGGTATTTTACCAAAGCTGTTCCAGAACGTATTTGTGATGATATTGTTCGATACGGCAAGGAATCAGAAAAAGAAATGGCTCTTACAGGTCATCAACGTACAGAGCCTCCTTCTAAAGAAGAATTAAAAAATATTAAAAAGAAAAGAAAGTCAGACATCGTTTGGATGTCGGATAAATGGATTTACAAAGAAATACATCCATTTGTTTCTCAGGGTAATATTAATGCTGGATGGAATCATCAATGGGATTGGTCAGAAGCGTGTCAGTTTACCGAATATAAAAAAGGACAGTTTTATGATTGGCATTCAGATAGTAATGCTAAACCTTATGATGTAGAAGAAAATTTGAATTCACATGGCAAAATAAGAAAGTTGTCTATGACTTTAAGTTTAACGGATCCTGATGAATACGAAGGTGGCGATTTAGAATTTGATTTTAGAGATACAGACATAGGCAGTCAGCCTCGTATTTGTGAAGAAGTAAGACCGAAGGGGAGTATAATAGTTTTTCCTTCATTTACTTGGCATAGAGTAAAACCAGTTACCAAAGGAATAAGGCATTCTTTAGTATGTTGGAGTTTAGGACAGCCGTATGTTTAAAGAAGCTAAGTATTCAATAATTAAAAGAGCCGTATCGGAAGAGTTGGCTAGATTTTGTTACGATTATTTTCTTAAAAAAAGGCAAGTAGCAAGAATTTTGTATGATACTCGTTATATTTCTCAATACAATCAGGATTGGGGAAGGTGGAATGATGAACAAGTCCCTGATACATACAGTCATTATGGGGATGTGGCGATGGAGACTTTGTTAGAAAAACTACAGCCTCGCGTAGAAGCAGAAAGTGAACTAAAGCTTTATCCTACTTATAGTTATGCTCGTATATATAAAAAGGGGGATGTGCTACATAGGCATACTGACAGATATAGTTGTGAAGTATCAGCTACGATGAATTTAGGTGGTGATCCTTGGGAATTATTTATAGATCCAACGGGAGGCATAGGAAAAAGTGGTAAGGCTATTTTAATGGAGCCTGGAGATTTAGTAATGTATCGTGGCTGTGACTTAGAACATTGGCGAGAGGCTTTTGAAGGAGAGAACTGCGGTCAAGTTTTCTTTCATTACAATGATGCCTCTGCGAAAGAAGCTGATGAGAATAAGTACGATACTAGACCTTTTTTGGGATTACCTTCTGAGTTTAAGGGGATAAAAGTTGAAACCTGAGTACGAAATAAAAAATGATTTTATAGGGGTTTTTGATAATTACTTTGATCCTAGTGTTGTTAAAGGATTTTTAAAGTATTACGAAGAACTAGATAAACAAGGATTAACTTATACCAGACAAGATTATGGAGATGCACCGAAACATAGAAAAGATGATACTTCTGTTAATACCAATGCAGGGATTATTATAAGTGGTGGAGAAGTTAGTTGTAATTTGCCCAACCAACCCTTTATAAAAACCTTCTTTTCAAAGATTTACCCTATTTATGCCGAAAAATATTCTCAGTTACAAGATCACGATTATCACACTATTTATGATATTAAGGTACAGAAGAGTGAAGTAGGACAAGGGTATCATGTATGGCATTGTGAACAATCAGGAATGGCTTCTAGAAGCCGTGTTTTAGCCATACTTTTTTATCTAAATGATGTGGAAGAAGGAGGGGAGACTGAATTTCTTTATCATAGTCGTAGAATAAAAGCTAAAAAGAATAGGTTAGTTTTATTTCCTTCTGCTTATACCCATACCCATAGAGGTAATCCCCCCTTATCGGGTGAAAAATATGCAGTGGCTTCATGGGTTGAATATGGAGTACAATGAGGTAATAATGGTTAAAAAGACAACGATAGAAGTGTCAGCAGATTTGGACAAACACGAAGCAGTTTGCGCTGAAAGATGGCGAGAAACTATCTATCGCATTAAAAGATTGGAAGTATTAATAATAACTACGTTGCTTTCCCTAGTAGTAGGCATGGCAACAATTTTATCAGGACAGGTGTTTTAAAATGATTTGGACAATAATAAATATAATCGTATGGATAATTGCAGTGGCCTCAATAGTTGCAGCAGTTTCTCCTCACACAAAGAATACAAAAGATGATGCTTTTGTTGGGAAAATAAACAAGGCAATAAACTTTTTGGCGTTAAACTTTAAGAAATAATGAGCAAATGCCCTACGCCAAATATATATTCAAGCCCGGAATAGATCGCGAAGGAACCGACTACAGTAATGAAGGTGGTTGGTATGATGCTAATCTAGTACGTTTTCGCAAAGGAAAACCAGAAAAAATTGGTGGTTGGCAGAAGCAGACCTCTAATTCTTATTTAGGTATTGGTCGTGCCTTACACGGTTGGGTAGATCTCGCTGGGACGCGTTATCTTGGACTGGGAACCACCTATAAATATTACGTAGAACTTGGTACCTCTTTCCATGATATAACTCCTATTAGAGCTACCACATCGGCGGGGGACGTTACTTTCTCTGCGAGTAATGGAGATGCCACCCTTACTGTAGCTGATACTGCTCATGGAGCAGTACAAAATGACTTTGTTACCTTTAGTGGTGCGGCTACTTTAGGCGGTCTTATTACCGCCGATGTACTCAATCAAGAATATCAAATTGCGACGATTGTTAATGCAAATAGCTACACAGTAGAGGCTAAAGATACCGATGGAGATACTGTTACTGCTAATAGCAGTGATAGTGGCAACGGTGGTGGTAGTGTTGTTGGAACCTATCAAATTAATGTTGGCTTAGACGTTTATGTAGAAGGCACAGGTTGGGGTATCAGTACATGGGGAGCAGGTGGTTTTGGTAGTGTAGGCACCTTGGATGCTTCTAATCAATTACGTCTATGGTCCCATGATAACTTCGGTGAAGATCTTATAATGAATGTACGTGGAGAAGGTATTTATTATTGGGATGAATCAGGAGGAACCAGTGCCAGAGCTGTGGCGCTCACTGCACTATCGGGCGCTATTTTAGCTCCGACTAAAGCTTTACAAGTATTAGTCTCAGAAAAAGACCGACATGTTATTTGTCTTGGTGCGGATCCTTTAAATGCAGGAGGCACAGCCAGAACAGGTGCTATTGATCCGATGTTTATTTGTTGGAGTGACCAAGAAAATGCAGGCGATTGGGAGCCAATAGCGACCAATACAGCAGGATCATTAAGAATCTCATCGGGTTCCGATATTATTGGGGGAGTATCTTCCAGAGAAGAAATACTGGTGTGGACAGATATTTCCATGTACTCCATGTCCTACATCGGTCCTCCTTTTACCTTTGGCATTAACTTAATTAATCAAGGAGTAGGTCTTATTGGACCCAAAGCTGCGGTTAATACTCCCGATGGTGTGTATTGGATGGATAGAAAAGGTTTTTACAGATACGCCGGTTCTGTTTCTCCACTTCCATGCAGTGTTCATTACTATGTATTTAGTGACTTTAACGAAGAACAATCTTTTAAAACATTTGGCTTTTTAAATAAACAATTTAACGAAGTAGGTTGGTTTTATGTCTCTGGAGACAGTACGGAAATAGATCGTTATGTGGTTTATAACTACGCTGAACGCACTTGGACGATTGGTCAATTAGCGCGTTATGCGTGGCTGGACGAAGGCTTATCAACTTACCCAAGGGCCACCGGCGAAGTAAGCTCCACACAGTATCTGTATAACCATGAAAATGGTAACGATGCTGATGGCTCTCCTATGGATAATGTGTATATTCAATCCAGTGACTTTGATATGCAGCCCGATGGGGATTACTATACGTTTATCCGTAAAGTTATTCCTGATGTTAAGTTCACAGGCAGTGGTGGAGCCGATCAAACAATTAATTTCGTATTGAAATCAAGGGACTTTCCAGGGGATAGTTTAACCACGGATACGACGCAAACCGTCACTTCTACTACGCAGAAATTGGATGCGCGCATACGCGCACGACAACTG